TGCGCGGCCTGCGCGATACGACCAAGGGGCTGCTCTACTCCCCCGACCAGCCGCCCACGGCTGACGCGCGTGTTGGCACCCTGTACGGCGAGCCGATCGTCTTCAACAACGCTGGTCTCTCGGGCTTCGCCACGGGCGCCACGGGCTACTCGATGATCGGCGGCGAGTGGGACCAGTCGATGCTCGCTATCCGCGAGGACATCGACATGGAGATGTTCGACACGGGCGTGATCACCGACAACGGCTCACCTCCGGTCATCGTCTACAACCTGCTCCAGCAGGACATGGTCGCGCTGCGCGTGACGGCTCGCTTCGCCTGGGCGGTGCCCAACCCGATCAACCGCCAACAGCCGACGAAGGCCTCGCGCTACCCCTTCTTCGCCATCCAGCAGAAGGCCTCCACCGGCGGCGAGGGCTGATCCGATGCCGCTCAAAAAGGGCAGCAGCCAGAAGGTGATCAGCCAGAACATCAAGGAGCTCGTGGATAGCGGTCGCCCGCAGAAGCAGGCGATCGCCATCGCCATGGATAAGGCTGGCAAGTCGAACAAGGGGAAGAAGTGATGGCACAGGTCCGACTGCTCGTTCCCTGGACGGACGACAAGGGCAAGAACCACGCTGCCGACGAGGTCGTCAACGTGGACGACGAGACGTTCGCCCAGCTGCGCGCCGACGGCAAGGCGAGCGCTACCGCCGAGGAGGACGCCGCCGCGAAGCGCGCCACCGAGGGCAACTACGAAGCGCGCACGAGCCGCGCCGACGCCGGCCAGCCCGAGGAGGAGGCGCCGAAGGAGCCGAAGAAGAAGTGAGCAACATCGTCTTCCTCGCTCCCGTGACAGACCCGAGCGTGGCGACCACTAAGTACGGTGCGGGGCACTCCGGTGCCTTCACCGACGAGGCTCAGGTCGCCGCCTGGCAGGCAGAGGGGAAGGTCGCGTACCAGGGCGTCGTGCCGCGCAAGCCGCGTGTCACGGCGCTCGGCACCACGACCGCCACGATCACCTGGGACGTGGACCAGGCCTGCACCTCGACGCGTGTCGAGTCGGGCACCACGACCGCGTACGGCACCAACACCGCTGGCTCGCCGGCCACCGGCGGCGGCACCGTGTCCGCGAACCTGACGGGCCTCACCACCAACACGCTCTACCACTACCGCATTCAGGTCGTGAGTCCTGGTGGCACGAGCTACACCCAGGACCTCACCTTCAGGACGAACTAATGCCACGCTTGCGCTTCCTGGCGTGGTCGGTGGACCCCCGCCCGGACCATCCGACTACGTGCTACGGACCCGGCCACGAGACCGACTACGTGGTCGAGGACTACGACTACATCAAGTCACTGCTGCTCGAGGGCAAGGCCGAGCTCCTCGACGGCGTTCCCGAGGCGCTCTTCGCCCCACCCGCATGATCACGCTTGCGCAGCTGGACCAGGAGGTAGCCCGTCGTACGGGACCCTTCTTTCAGGCTGCCCAGGACAGCGGCGTGCCGACGAGCTCGACGACTGCTGCCGCGTACATGCCGACGCTGCGGAGCTCCGCGATTCTCGGCGGCCCTGAGAATCTGTGGCTTCTGCGGCGGGGGATACTGGCCGACGGGAGTCCGGTCCCGGTCGGCCAGTACGACCCCAGCGATCGCATCCGCATGGTGCAGACGTTCGACTCGAGCGCTGGGCGCGTCGTCGTCGATCGCAACTGGCGCAACCCGATGGTGCCGAACGAGCTCGCGGACTTCACCCACTTGCACCCCGACCAGGAGCTCCGCCGCTCGATCCTGGCTGGCCTGCGCCGCTGCTTCTGGCCTGAGACGGTCGGCGCGGCGGTGACCAGCGGGTATGGCGACATGGACCTCACCGCGCAGTACCCCTGGATCGTCGGCGGCGACCAGGTCGTCCGCGTCCAGTACGGCTGGATGCGACCGTGGGGCGATGCGCCCTTCGACACGACGATGATGCAGGGGCACGTCATGCTGACCGGGGCGTGGGGTGCGTATGCGCCCGCCAGCGTGTGGGTCACCGCTCTGCGCCCTGCCTGGTCCTGGGTCAACGGTGCCGAATCCGTGGGCGGCCCGACCCAGGACCAGGACCAGCTGAACATCGACATCGACTACGCCGCGTCAGCTGGGCACATCGAAGCCTGGCACCTGTTCCCGTCGCACATGTTCGCCGCAGCTGCGGGGAACCTCCAGGCGACGCAGCAGATGGCTGCGGCGGAGTTCACCCGGCAGGCGCTGATTTGGGGTCCCGAGCCCAACCGCCGCGTCGGATTCTCTGACGTCGTCGGCCAGCCGGCCGGAGGAGTAGTGCTATGACGATCCCCGTCGAACCCCCGCCCCCGCCCGAGACGGTCGGCACCTCGCCGCGCAATGCCGCCGAAGTGAACGGGCTGGTCGGCCTCCACCTCAAGGACTTCCTCCGCGTCGCCACCATCATCAACCAGGACCAGGACTGGCTCAGCCCGACCGACCTGAAGGCGGCGCCGTACTTCTTCACCGACGAGCAGGAGGCGCTCATCAAGTCTGCGGTGAGCGGGCTCGACGAGGCTCTCGACGCCATCGACCGCACCTTCATCAGTCGGCTGGTGGGCATGGGCTGAGATGCCGTCGGCGGCTGATCCTCGCGTCAACTACAACCCGGTTGGCGGTACGCCGCTGCCCCCGACGTGGTCGCAGGGTCCGATGGGACCGCCAGGTCCGCAGGGCCCAATCGGCCCGGTAGGACCGGAGGGTCCGGAGGGTGACCAGGGACCGTACGGTCCGCAGGGGCCAAGCGGTCCGACCGGCCCGCAGGGGCCGACCGGTCCGGCGAGCACTGTTCCCGGACCGGCTGGTCCTCAGGGACCGATTGGTCCGCAGGGACCGACAGGCCCGACAGGTGCAACGGGCGCGGACTCCACGGTGCCCGGACCTCCGGGCGCGACGGGGCCACAGGGAGCGACCGGACCTCAGGGTCCGCAGGGTAACCAGGGTGTTCCCGGTCAGGGCGTGCCGGTCGGCGGCACCACTTCTCAGGTGCTCACCAAGACCAGCGCTGCGGACTACGCCACCAACTGGCAGACGCCCGCCGCCGGCCTTACGATCCCCCTCAGCCAGAACCTGACGTTCAGCCCCGACAACGCCTTCGACATTGGCGCGAGCGGTGCGTCCAGGCCGCGCAGCCTGTTCCTGGGGGGTGCCGCCACGGTCGGCACCACGCTCACGGTGGCCGGCAACAGCACCCTGCGCAGCCTGCTGTTCTTTGGCGACAACACCTACGACATCGGCGCATCCGGAAATAACCGCGCACGCGACCTGTACCTGGGCCGCAACCTGGCGGTTGGTGGCACCAGCGCGCTCACCGGGAACGTGGCGGTCGGTGGCAGTCCTCTTGGCAATGCCGCGCTCTCTGTCGCGGGCACGTCATTCAACGCCTCGACGCAGTACGGCATCGACTCGGAGACGACGTTCAGCAGTCTTGCGACAGGGCAGGGCTACGCCGTCTTCGGCAGAGTGCTGACCCAGGCCGCAGCGTTCACGATGGGCCAGGGCAACGCGCTGTACGGAGCCGCCCCAATCATTGGCGCCGGCAGCACCATCGCGGCGATGAGCGGCCTGCGCGTCGAGAACATGGGCAAGTCGGGTGTCAACAACGCGTACGGCGTGTACATCGCCGCACAGTCCGGAGCCTCCGCACTCAATATCGGCCTGTACAACGCTGGCACCTCGCAATTCGATGGCGCGATCACGCTTGGGACTAACGCCACCCCGCCGCGCATCCGCTCGACCCCGTCGCAAGGTGAGGCTCTGTCCCTCGAATCGCAGATTGGCGCGCTCTACGCCAGCGGCAAAACCGCTGTCGGTATCAGCGGCAACGCGTATTGGGACGGGCCTTCGGCCACCTGGCTGCGCTACGACACGTCGAAGGCGGCGTCGCTGCTGTTCTCGAGTGATCTCGGCATCTACATGTACGGTGCGCCGGCCGGAGCCAACCCGGCCGGATTCACGCAGTACTTCTTCCTGGGCACCAACGGCACCCTGGTCCTGCCCAACAGCAGCATCACCACGCCGATGCTCGCTGGCAACTCTGTCCAGCAGTTGATCGGCCAGTACGCCAATACGCCGACGTGGAGCAGCAACACGAGTGGCTATCAAGAGACGGCGATTCAGACGCCGACGGTGGCGTGCAGTGGTGCGATGGTGCGGGTGGAGGCGACCGTCAGCTTCTTTCACACAGCCACCGGCGCGGGGATGCAATTCGCGTTCTTCGTGGACGGAACGATGTGGAGCAACACGCTCGCGGTGGTCAATCAGCCAGTGGGCGGTCAGGTGATGGTGGTCACGCTCATCTTCTACGCCACGCCGGGTGCGGGGAATCATCGCTTCGCGGTGGCGGTCAACAACCTCAACGCAGGCACCTTCAACCTCTACACCGGGACGCTGCAAACCATGTGGGTGACGGAGCAGAAGCGGTGAGCCTGCTCTCCAGCCGCCGCCGCCCGTGGCCGTACCACGCACGCCTCGGCTCGATCCTGGGGCCGTCCAGCGACCGCTTCGGGGTGATGCTGATCCCGAGCGACCAGACCGGTCTGATGGTCGCCCGCAAACAACAGATGCTCGACGGCGTCGTCCCCAGCGACCAGGAGTACGGCTCGGCGCCGGTCTACCGCGAGCGCACCTCGGTGCTGCGTCCCACGGCTGGCTACGGCGAGCGCGTGCAGTCCAGCTTCGGGGACAGGAGGTACTACTGGGGGAAGAACATCCAGATCAGCGGGGGCTTGCTGGGCAAAGGACCCCTGATCCACGCGGTCGTGCCGACCACGGCAGCCGGCGGCCAGGTGACCAAGTTCATCGACGCGCCGAACGCCGCAGGCGCCACGCAGCAGTTCATCCTGTCGGGGGCGATCGTCTACCGCCGTACCGACGACACGGGCGCCGGCCAGGTCGTCGACAGGAACGGGGTCAGCAACGCCCCGCTGGACGCGGTCGTCTTCCAGGGTGGCTTCTCGGGCGCCGCCGCCAGCCTGTACGTGGCCTGGTCGGACGGCTCGCTATGGGAGCGCACGCCAGCTGCGGTGTGGACGCAGTGCGCCCTTCCGTCGGGCTTCTCGACGATGCGTCTCGAGGTCGTCGGCACCGAGTTATGGGCAGCCGACACGGTGCGCAGTGTCGTGCGTAAGGTGACCGCCGACCCCAAGGTGGCGGGCAACTGGAGCGGCCCGTACCTGATCGGGGACCCCTCGACGAAGATCAGCGCGCTGCGCCAGGTGTCGAACCAGCTGTGTATCTTCAAAGAGGACGGCTCGGTCTTCACGCTCAACTCGGACGGCTCCGCGAACGACCTGTTCCCGACCCTGGCCTCGTACCCGTCTGTAGACAACGGGCTGCGAGCGGTGGCCTGGATGAATTCCATCTGGTTCAAGGTCGGCCCCTCGAGCTACCTGCTGGCGATGCCAGGCGCGTCACTGACGCCGATCGGCCCAGGCAGGCTGGTCGAGAACGCCTCGCCGGTGCGCGGCGACTCGTGCGCCTTCGCGGGCTGGGGCGGGTACCGCGCGTACTCGACGATCTACAACTCCGACACGAACACCAGCTACCTGCTGAGCTATGGCAATTGGGAGACGAAGGACTCCGACGAGGGCCGTGGCCAGCAGGTCGTCCTCGACGACCAATGGGACGGCAGTATGGCCGAGTGGCCGAATCGGATCGCCACGGCCATGGGTGTCTCTGGTGCGAGCGGGCAGGAGCGGATGTACATCGGCTTCAACGACGGCAAGTGGGACTGGTTCAAGCTCGTCCGCTCGCCGTTCGCCTCGGTCGGTCCGCCGCTCGCGCGTGACGGGATCGTCGAGGAGCTCGCGGTCATCCCCGAGTACACCACCGACGAGTCGTACATCGTGTTCCCGCTCCATACGGCGATGTTCAGCGCCGACCTCAAGCACACGCTCGGCTTCAGCCTCTTCGGTCCCTGGATGGCGCCCGGCGACGAGGTCCAGCTGTTCTACCGCCTGATGGCGAGCGGTGGCGGGCCGCCGCTCAATCCGTCCACGTCGTGGATCGAGCTCGGGGAGTTCACCGCCAACGGACAGCGCATCCCTGCGCCAGCGAACCTGGTCAGCCACGGGCTCAGCCTCAAGATGCAGCTGTTCAACACCAACTCCGCAGACACGCCGATCATCGAGATCGTGGCGATCCACGAGCGCGTGGTGCCCGCCTTCAAACGCGACCTGCAGATGACGGTGGACGCGCGCGGCTTCGTCACCCGTCTGGACGGCGCGATCGTGCGCGCCGACGCCGACAGGATTCACCGCGCACTGCTCGACTTCGCCGCCGCGCCTGGCTCGCTGGCGATCGAGCTCCCCGACGAGACCATCAACGAGGTGGCATTCTTCGGCTACCAGGAGCGGCTGCTGCCGATGCAGGCGGGTGGCGGTCGCGGGTGGGGTGTCGAGATCCAGGCGACGCAGTTCCGCATCCTGACCGTCTACGGCATCATCCGCCGCCTGAGGGGAACCCGCATTGGTGACCTGCGCGGCTACAAGATCAGCGCCTTGAGGACACTATGAGCGACCTCTCTCCCGAGCTAAACCTCGCGCTCGCGGTTGACGACGACGACACGGCGGACTACCTCGACGCGCCGACCAATAGCCTGCGCTCGTCGCTGCTCGTGCTCGACGGACTCTTCAACGCGACCACCGGCCACAACCACTCCGGCTCGCACCAGGGCGGCGCGCTGCAGTTCCAGGACCTGAGCGTCGGCAGGGATCTGAATGTTGTGGGCGCCTCGACGCTGCACGGGCCGGTGCATGCGTACTCGAACCTGATCGTCGATGGCGACAGCACGCTCAACACGCTCACCGTCAACAGCACGACGCACCTGGTCGGAGCGCTGACGATCGACGGTGCCATCAACTCGGGCAGCACGCTCACCGTCACCACCGACCTGACCGTCGGCCGCAACCTGCGGGTGAACGGCGCGACGACCCTGGTCGGGCTGCTGACGCTCCAGGGCGGGCTCACCGCCAGCGGCACGTTGGCGATCACCGGTGCTGCGTCGATCTCGTCCAACCTGACCGTGGGCGGCGCCGCCACCATCAGCGGCGTGATCACTGGCCTGCGCCTGGTGCTGAACGCGTACGACGGCGGGAACGTGCTGAACGTCGGCGGCAACGCTGTGGCGAGTGGCTATTTCTACAACCGCAGCGGCGCTGGCCGCTGCTGGGACAACATCGACTTCACCTTCGACCAGGCCGCGAGCGGGGGCACGCTGGTACAGCGCGACGGCAACGGCTACGTCAACGCGAGCTACATCAACTACACCGGCGGCGGCGTCGTCGCTGGGGGCAAGCCGACGCATGTCCTCGGCCGCTCCTCAGTTGGCGACACGTACCTGCGCTGGTGGCCGACGTCTGCAATCGGCCCCCCAATAAGTAGCTGGTACGTCCAGGCCAACATCACCTGTCCTGCGCTCTCCAACAACGGTGGCAACCAGGACGCGACGTTCAGCGCTGTCGTCAACCAGGGTGGCTTCGGAGTCTCGGGCACGATCATCACACTGCCGCGCCCCGGCTACTACGCCATCTCTGGAGGGCTGCAGGGCAACAACCTGACGGGCAACCAGGAGCAGCTGGAGATTCGCCTGTTCAATGGCGGCACCCAGCTGGACTTTATGAACTCGCCGCTGAAGATCACCAGCTATTGGGGCGGCTACTTTTCCTGGCAGGGCTTCTGTAACGCAGGGGATCAGATCCACCTGAATTTCCGCACCAGCTTCGACTCGATCAGTGGCTCGGGCGAAATCATCGTCGCGTTCATCCCGACTGCTGACTACAACCAGTGAGGGGTCCCATGGAAATCGTCACCGATAACGGAGCCATCGACGTCCACGACCTGATGCAGGAGGTCAACGCGGAGCCGCGCCTCGGCCCAGGCGCCCTGCGGCGCCTCCAGCGCATGCAGGCCCAGGTGGACGGTGCGACCACCGTCGCCCAGGCTGCCGTCAACGCACACCAGGCCGCACGGGACGCGTACGAGCAGGCCTTTACCGCAGCCTGCGAGGACGCCGCTATCGCGGTGCCAGCGGGCCCGCACGACGTGGACATCGACTGGTACAGCGGCGCCGTGAGGTTCCGTCCCCGTGACTGAGTTTGCGGTCGGCCCTGGCGTCGCCCAGGCGATTGCCGACAACGGCGACGAGGCCAGGAGCGACGAGCGTTTCATCGTCCTCGACGAGGGCCACAAGATCAGCCTCACCCTGGCGCGCGACGCCCAGTACTTCTACTACCAACAGGAGAATGCCGTAAAACGGTGCCCCTTTCGATGAGGAGGACAGCGCACCGTACTACGACCCCTGGACCTCGATGCCCGGCCAGCTTTACGACTGGACCTGCTCGGCGTGCAGCACCGAATTCATCGAGCGCGCCATCGGGCTGTCGCGCAGCGCCGACATCTACGCGAACCGTGAGGACGTGGTCTACTCCATCGGCTACCCCGACAACATCAACGGCTCGTACGGGCTCATGGACGGCTCCGGTGCGCAGCTTCAGCGCGTGCTGCGCGAGTACGCCGGTGCGGACTCCCAGCAGGGCTACCTCAACTTCGACGAGGTCTACGCGCTCGGCGCAGGCGGCACCCCCGCGTTGATGTCAGGACAAGCCTGGTATCACTGGGTGGCGCTCAGGGGCGTCCAGGGCGACTTACTGTGGATCGCCAATTCAGCGCCCGGCTATAAGGGCGTCTACGACCACCTGAGCCGCGCCGACTTCAACCGCCTCGGCGGCTTCAGCGTGGTCTGGCTGGTGTAGGAGGAACCCCATGCAGGTCAATCTCGGCAACCCCATCGTCATCACCATCGGCTGGCTGATCGCCCTGCTGGTGCTCATCCTCGCCATCGTGTTCATCGCCACCGGCCAGCTTCCCCTGGTCATCGGCGGCCTGATCGCGGGGTGCGCCCTGAGCCGCCTGCTCTAGCGCGTCGCGTCCTTAGGACTACCAAGGGCCTCGCTGGCCAGGAATAGCACGTCGGCAAGCCTTGCCGTGTCAGTCAGTACGGCCTGGGCGGGTGACGACTTCTTCGATCTTCAGTAGCGCCACCCGCAGGCGCTCGTTCTCGGCACTCTTATCCACTAGGCCGGCCTCGTGCACAGCAGCCATGTGGGCGGCATCTCGCCATTCGTAGATCAGTCCTTCTCGCTTACCACGGACACATACCAGTCGGATGGCACCCGTGAGCATGTCCGTGCGGAGTTCCCATTCGTCCATTAGCGGGGCCTCACACTTCGTCAGGGCAACTTGCTGAGGATCGCCGCCTGGGTCGCCATGATGTTCACGCCCAGGTTGATGATCGGTATCGCCAGGGCGACGATCATGCCGACCAGGACCAGCAGCTGGCGCCAGAACGCGGCGCTGATGCTGCGCTCGAGGCGGAGCTCCATCTCAGCTATCCGATTGATCATGCGGCCCTCCAGTGCTTCGAGGTCAGCGTGCGTCACGTAGCGCGGCTCAGGTGCGGGCTGAGTGGCTTGCGTCATATGGTCGCATGCTACCGAAATGACTACCAAACCAGGTCGGGCAGGGTCGGGCAGGATCGCTCCAAACCAGGCACAAACTGGTCAATTTGTTCTCGAGCGGGGCAGGCTGAACTGGGGTTTAACTTACGGCCGGAGGGGTAACAAAAGGCCTGTTTTGATCTCAAAACGGGGGTCTCAGGACCCCCGTACTACCGAGCCTTACTACCAATCCGCCAGTACCGCTTGAATCTGGCTCGATCGGTCAGGCTGGCTCAGGAAACTTGTCGTTCGCCCTATAGATGAGCCTGGTCAGCGGCTGCTTCTTCCGCCAGGCATTCCAGGCCTTGATGGCGAGGGCTGCTGTCGGGTTGATGCTGGCCCTGGCGCCCTCGAGCATGCGCAGCTGCTCGCGCAGCATCAGGATCGGGTGCCCCTTCGGCATGTCCGCGCCGGCGTCGAGGTACTCAGCGAAGCGCAGGGTGTCCTCGGCCGACAGCTGGCTGAAGATGAAGAGCATCGCCGTCCAGAAGCCGTCACCGCCCCGCACCCCGGCGAGCGTGATGCGCCGGGCGTCCGCTACCCAAGGCTCGAGCGTCTTTCGGTTGATGCGGAGAAACTCGACCGCCTCGGGCTTGGAGACGATCGCGCTGCCGCCAGCGCTCGGAATCCCGCGCTCCGAACGTCGCCCCCACAGAACCAGGATGCGCACCGCCGCCGCGATAACGCGAGGCGACTCGACATCCTGCATGTGGAACACGTCGGACAGCGATCGCGGACGGCCGCTGTCCATGACGATGAACGCGTCCTCGGTCACGTCCGTCACGACCAGGAACTGGACGGGCACGCCAGCCTCGATGAGCGCCCTCAGGCGATGCTGCCCGTCGCGCACGCGCCCCTGGGCGTCGAGCTTGATCGGCTCGTAGGTCTGGCGCCACTCGCCTCGGCGCATCTGCTCCGCGAAATGCTTCACGCGGAATGTCTGCACGCGGCGATTGACACCCCCTTTGTCGAGCCACGCCTGGGCTAGAACCGGGGTGACTTCCATGACCCCAAAAGAGGGCACAGGGAAAGACACGGGTGTTTCGGCAGCCACCCGAGCGGATCGTGTACGAGGCATCGTCGATTACTCCTTTCCGATGCTTCATCTCTGCATGACGCGCTTGCTCCGCTTCATGTGGTGACTCTCCTTTAGGCGCTGACTCAATCCTGTCGGAACCGTTGAGACACTGTCAACGCGTGCCAAAGCCGACGAGCTCGGCGCCGCGCCAGGTCCATGCGCAGCTGGCGGTACTCCTGGCGCACCAGGGACAGGCGCCGCCGCAGCTGCTCGAGCTCCTCGGGCGTCAGACGCGCCATGGTCGGTTCACCGCGCAGCTGGCGCAGTGCTCGGCGTGGACGAACGGGTGCTCCTTGGGCAGTGCCGCCATCACCCGCTCCTTCAGGGCCTCGCGCCAGGGGGCGCAGGGCCAGTGCTCGCCGCAGTAATTGCAGGCGGTCCTGGCGTAGTTCGGCCAGTGCTGCGCGGCTTCCAGGATGTCCATCAGAGTGCCTGCCAGCGCCCCGTCTTGACGCACTCGGGGCAGATGTCGATGAGGCCGCCGCCGTCGCGGAGCCCGACCTGGGTCCAGCCGGCGCAGATGCACGCCATCTCCCTGGTCGCCTCGAGCACGTCCTCGGGGTCCTGCTTGATGATCTCGGCCAGCTTGCTGCGAAGGCGCTCGGGGACGATGATGCTGATCTGGTCGAGCGCGCCGCAGATGTTGCACTGCAGCGTCGCTCGCATCTCGCCCTCGACCATGTCGCGCAGTCGCTCGGGGATCTCGTCTTCAGTCTCGGTGGGGCCCCCATCTAGCGTGGGCAACGGCGTTTGTGGGCGGGGCAGCGTGCGATCTTCGGGATCGGACACTTCTCCTTCGGCTCGCGCGTGGCGCAGGCGATGCTGCGGTAGACGATCACACTGCACTTAGTGCAGCGGACATTCTCGTGGCGATGCCAGGCGGGCTTCACGTCGCCACCGGCTCCAGGCGCACGTACGCCGTGCCGCAGCGCTTGCACAGGTACGCCACCCATTGCACCGTCGGGTGCCCAGGCGAGGCGATGGGCTCGCTACGCGTGAAGAGCGACACCTGGTCGGTCTGCGCGCAGCCTGGACACTCTGGCGTTTTCACTGCTCAAGCTGCGGCAGGATGCGCTCGACGAGCGCACGGAAATCGCGGGCGTTCAGGACGGTCCAGTCGCGGTCGGTGATGATCAGCACCCCTATCGGCGCCGCCGTGTCGTCCAGGTCTTTGAACACGCGCCAGCGGATGCCGTCGGAGTACCGACGGCTGCCGACCAGCTGCTGCATGTTCTCCTCGCGCGGGAAGCTCATCGGTCGCGCGCCTTCCACGCCTTCAGGTTGGGCGACTCGAGCTCGCCCTCGGGCAGGCAGTCGCACGCCTCGAGCAGACACTCGTCCGGGTCGCACTGGTGCGGGACGCAGGCGACCTGCATGCAGCCACAGTACGGGCAGTGGTACATGCCGATCGGCTTGCCGCACAGGGCGACCGGGTCCTCAGGGCAGGCAACCATCAGAGCATCCTCCCGCGCGAGCGCGCCCACCCGGCAAACGTCACGCCGAGGCTGAAACCGGCACACATACCGGTCAGCAGCGCCATGGTGGGATCGCGTGGCAGCAGGATCACAGCAGTCGTGCCCGTCATCAGCGGCGTGAGCCAGAGTGCTGCCAGGTAGATCCTGCGCTCCATCAGGCGCCCCCGTCCTCCTTCTGCCGTCGCGGCCCGTTGGGCTTGTACTCGACGACCTCGATAAAGATGCGGATCTCGCCGCCCTCGCCCTTCACGACGACCGGCCTGGGGCTGAGCTCGGATTTGTGCAGGTAGTTCGCCACGTTGTGGCGGATGCGCTCGACGTCCCGCTCGTCGCGCGTCTTGACCACGGTCACTCTGCCGTCGGCGTGGTCGTCCATGACGCGCTGCGCCAGGGCGGCCCAGGGGCTGCCGTTACGGCGAGCCCCATCAGGTACCTCCTCTTTGGCGACGCTGCCGACAATCTCGAATTTCGGTGTGCTGCTCATGCGCGTTGCACCATCTCGATCTGGACCTCGGGGCCGAACTGCTCGCGCAGCTTGCGCGCGACGTCGTCGAATGACGCGGCGCCGATGATGCCCGACTGCGGCACCGAGAACCTGACATACCAGGCGTGCTCGATCGCGGGTGCCTGGGCGACCGCCAGCAGCCCGCCCCTCGGCCCCTGCCAGCTGGCGTCGTGCTGCGGCAGCAGAACGGTCTGCGCGGGCGCCTGGCGCTCGGGCTCGGCAACGTGGTGTCCATTGGTCGAGGGCGTCGCGGGCTCGACAGGCGCCTCCTGAGAGGCCTCCTCGGGCACCTCGTCGTAGCTCTTCCACGTCCACTTGCCGTTGACGTTGAGAATGCGGCCCTTCGGTCGGTCCAACTGTGCGCCCCCGCCCTTTCTGCGAATCGGCACGTCGAATTCATGCGCGTAGCGGATAACCGCCTGGTCGTTTACGTTGAACGCGCTGCGGATCTCCGCGAGCGGGATGTTCACGTCGTCGTACGCCTGGGCGATCTCGAGCTTCTCCTGGAATGTCTTCCTGGCTCGACGCGTGGTGGCCGCCTCGGTGGTCGGCTCGGGGTCGGTCGCCTGGTCCGGCATGGCGACGGGTTCCTCCTGGGGTTCTGGTGCTGCTGGCGGCCAGATCGGCCGCACGGCGCCCGTGGTGCTGTCGCGGAACACGGGCTCACCGTCGATCGTGGTGAGCTCCTCGCCTTCGAGGATGCGCCCGCGCGGGTGCCAACGCGGTACCGCATCGCGGGCCGGCAGGCCGAGCTTGTTGCGGGTGTAGCCGATCACGCTCTTGGCGACGTGCATGCCGCGCGCGATCTCGTGGACCGGGATGTCGGTGTCGATGTAGAGCTTGCCGAGCAGCTGGTCGAGGTGGGACGGCTCGGACTTCGCCCGATCCTTGGTGTAGCCGCTCCTGGGTAGGCCGCGCGCCACCTTGAACAGCTGCATGTACCGCCCCTTCGCCGGGTCGTGCTTGCCAGGCACACCGCTGGCGCGAATGGCGTCGATCTCCGCCTGGGCCTGCTCGGGCGTCAGGTCCCAAACGCTGGCCTGTGGTGCCTCGGTCACGGTTGCGGCGGCGGCGAGCTCTTGGCGGCGCTGAGCCGCTTCTGCCCGCTCTCGTGCTTCTGCGTCGGCTTGGCGCTGCTGTCGCAAGGCTTCGTTGACATGTAGATCGAGGCTTGTCCGCCGCGCGTGGCGCCGTTCTTTGATAGTTCGCCATTCGCGGCGTATTTCAGGCTTGAGTTTTTCCCAGCAGACCTGGCAGAGATTGAAGCGCGCAGTCTTATGGCGCGCCTGGCCGCAGCGGCGGCATTTCGCGTGTGAGGTGACAACCAAAGGGTCCTCCTGTGGATCAGGTTGTGGAGGCGCCTTGTCCAGCGTGGACAGGAACAGCAGGTTCGGTTCGGCGTCGAGCTCTAAGACTCGTTGCGACCAGTCCTGGAACAAACAATCGACGATAAGCGGCGGTAATTCGATAGGCCTCCCCCCGTGACCCATGAGTACGCCCTCGACACTGCCGGCGATCTCGCGCACAAACCTGGTGTCGTAGCGGGCGATGGCGGCCAGGCAGAGGACCTGGCCTTCGTCGTCGCGCCAGCGCCCGTCCCTTCCAAGGGGCGCCGGTGCGACAAACAAATAGGCCGCGAGGAGGTCCTCGTGGCCGGTGAATGACAGTCGGAGTCGGCGCAGCGCAGCGCCTCCCGACTCGACGTTAGAGAAGATGGCGGCGCTGAGCCAGCGAGCCATGGTTAGCCGGTCTTGGCCTCCCCCTGGGTGAGGTCTTCGAGCAGCGCGTCGAAGGCGTCGGCCGCGCGGCGCTGGTCGTCGCGGATCTGGTGCGAGTAGACGCGGGCGGTCATCTCGGTATTGGCGTGGCGCATGTGCTTGCTGACGACCGGCAGCGGCACGCCACGGCTCAGCAGGAAGGAGCCACAGTCGTGGCGCAGCCCGTGCAGCGGCTTGACCACACCCGCCTTCTCGGTGATGCGGCTGAACCAGAGACCCAGGGCGTTTGGCCCGTACACGTCGCCGCTCTCGTTCGGGAAGACTACCGCCTCGGGTGCGATCGGATTGGACGGGATCACGTACGCCACGCCCGTGGTGGCGCTGTCGGTCTCGGCGTAGAACACCTCGGACTTGTGGCCCGCCTTCCACTTGCGGCCAGCGGAGACCTTGTACGCGAGCAGTCGCGCGCGGCTCTCGAGCAGCGCCTCCGCGACGGCGTTCGGCAGGTTGATCGTGTGGAACACGTCGGCGCTGGTCTTGTCGCCTGGGCGGAAGGCGTTGATGACGGTGCCCTCGGTCGAGCGGCCGCTGCGCACGACGTGCCAGCGGAACGTCACCGTGCGGCGCTCGAAGTCGATGTCAGCCCAGCGCAGGCCGCTGATCTCGCCGCGCCGCAGGCCGAGGCCGGTCGCCACCACCGGGATGGCCGCCAGCCAGCTGTCGCCAGCGGCGGCGGTCAGCAGCGCCAGGTCGGACGGGCTGCCGTCGTACTGCTTCTTGACCGTCGGCAGCTTGTCCACGCTCCTGGCGGCGTTGAAGGTCAGCCCCAGCTTGCGCTCGGGCTCCATCGCCACCGACAGCGCGGTGCGCAGATGCTTCAGCGCCTGGTTGATCGCCGGCGCCGGCTTGCCCGCCGCGCGCAGGTCGTTCCGCCACTTCTCGAGGCGGCCCTTGTCGAGATCGACCAGGGCGAGCTCACCGATGCCGACCTTCGGCGCCAGGATGTAGTGGAGGACCGAGCCCGTGTAGTTGTCCTGGGTCTTGGTCGCACGGTTGTTCGAGACGATGATCTTCAGCCAGTGGTCGAGGACCCACTCGCGGACCGTCATCGCCTTCGCCTGGCGGCCGATCGGCAACGTCTCGGTGTGCGTCGCCTTCTGACGAGCGAGGTGCTCGTCGCGCGCCGCGACGGCGCGCTCGAGCTCGGCGTACGGGCCGAAGAGCTTGTACAGCTGCTTGCCGGTCTCGCCCCGCCCGTTGGGCACCTTGGCGATGTACTTCCCGGCGTGCGGCCCTTTCTTCAGCTGGCCGATGTACTTGCCAGCGAGCTCCAGGGCGGTTCGGCGCGTGCGACGCGTGCTAACGTGACTACGTACCACGAGATTACTCCTTGTGGTGCCAAGCCCCCGGATGGTGACACATCGCGGGGGCGCCTTTTCATCGGAGCCCCCTGGGTTTGGCAGGTTTTGGTGCGCTTCCGTTGGATTCGGCGCGCGGCGAGAGGATAGAGCATCTGCGGCGTGCGACCAACGAATTCCTGCGACCGCAGGTGAGGGGCTCCGCATCACGAGGCCGCCTCCTCCTGGTCGCCGTTCGATTCGATCCAGAAATTGCCGGGCGTGCCGTTGATATGGTGCTCGCGGCGGAAGCGGATGAACGTCGAGCGGCTGAAGCCCATGTATGAGCCGAGCTCGCCCAGTGTTGGCGTCGTGCCGACCGCGACATGCAGGTACTCGGGCGGGACCGCCTGGAATGCCTTGACCGCGCTGTTCACACGCTCGAGTGCTTCATTGTCCGACTCGACCGACTGGCCGCTGCGGTACCCAACGCCGTAGCGGCGCGAGCCTTTAGGCAGCGGTGGCATCGACGGGAGTTCGGTCTGTGCAAATACCTCCCCGAGTACCTCCTCCAGGCGCTCTGGTGATAGTCCTGCCGACCAGGTGATTTCGGTTCGTTCTGCTACCCCGCCTCCGGACGCATCCTGACGCGAGTGCGTGACGACAACACGACGCAGCCGTGCCACGAGTGTGCATCCCGCCTCCGTTTCTATGGGCCTCTAACGCCCGCTGTTTTCCATCCTCTAGCCCCCCGTGCAGCGAGCGCTTGCCCATATGGGTACCTTACCTATTCGGAAAGTATCAAGCCGATAACGCTTCGTAATGCGTCTATGACTCACTAGTGACGCAGTCGATGCGCCTTTGTGTATGCGCCAATGGTGAGCCACGCAAGTCTGACCCGCTAACGGCGCACCGCTGCCTAGCGAGCTCCTAGCAGGTCGGCGCACCGTGGCGCGCATGGTTGGCCGCCACATCTACGTCACGCTCGCCCCCGAGGAGCACCGGCTGTTGCTGGCCCTCGCCGCCGAGCAGCACCGCCGGCCCCAGGACCAGGCTGCCTACCTGATCAGTCAGGCGCTGGAGCGCTGGGAAGCCGACAAGCGCATTACCGACATGCTCCAGGAGGACGTCGCGTGAGGGCGTCACGAGCAAAGGACGTCGTGCGGGAGGAGCCTCTCCCCCTGCTACTGCTGACCGCCCAACAGGTGGCACAGATGTGCCAGGTCAGCCTCGACAAGGTCTACGAGTGGACGTACGCGCCAGGCTTCCCGGCGATCGTCTCGCCGCACTACCTGCGCATTCACGCGGGCCTGCTGGACGACTGGCTCCAGTCGCGCGCCACCGGCCGCTCGGCCGAGGACGACGGCGGCAACGAGCCACGACCGACCGAGGAGGCAGCATGACCACGGCTACCGAGGTACTCGAGCTCAGCCCCGAGACCGAGGCGATCGTCCACGAGCTCCAGGTGCAGCGCGACTTGCTGCGCCAGATCCTGGCACGCCTGACCCAGGCAGGGGGCGTGTCCAGCGTTGAGATCAAGACCAGCACGCGGGGCGTGGACATCACCACAAAGGCGTACACCGGCTCGGACATCACCGCCGCCGGCGACGCGGCGATGGACGAGTTCATCCGCGTCGGCAAGGAGATTGAGCGGCGGTTGATGGGTGGCGGGTGAAGCCGCTCAACGTACGCCAGGCGCTGGTCTGCGAGACCGCCAAGCAGGGGCGCTGCAAGTGCCGCTGTCGCGGTGCGCTGCACGGCGCGTCGCGCTCGAAGCTGTCCGAGTTCTTCGAGCTCCTGCCCACTACCGACCCACATCGTACGCCTGAGAAGTCGCGGCAGCTGCCGCTGCCCGCGCCATTCGGGGGACCCCAATGACCGAAAGCTTCATCGCCCGTCGCGGGCGCCTGGTGCGAGCGGGCTACCGCCGCCAGGTCAGCGACGGCAACTACGGCACAGAAGCCGCCGAGGTGAGCCTCGACTGGTACGTCGATGACGACGACACCTCGCGCGACGACGAAGAGTCCGCCAGGGAGATGCTGGCGCACGCGCACACCATCGTCAACGACCAGCTGGCGCGCTCGACCTCACGCGCCGTGCGGACGGCCGTCACGCCGCGTGAGAACGTCGTCACGCCGCGTGAGAACGTTGTCACGCCGCGTGAGACGGCGCCGCCGCAGCCTGCCTTTGGCGCGGCGCCAGCCGCCAACGCCAAGGACTACACGACCGCCTACACGCCTGGACCTGGGCGCAAGGACGACGAGGACTTGCCGTTCTGATGGCGCTGGTGCTGGCGATCGCCCTGGGCGTCGTCGTCGTGCAGAGCGACGGCTCGCTACCGCCCAGCGAGCAGACCGAGGTCATCGAGCAAACCGACGGACCTGCCATTCCCGAGCTCGTCGAGCCCCCGTATGGGGTGTGGGACGCGCTCGCACAGTGTGAGAGCAACGGACGATGGAACGTGAACAGCGGCAACGGTTACTTCGGGGGCGTCCAAATGGACATGACGTTCTGGCGGCGCCACGGGGGCTTGGCTTTCGCACCTCGCCCGGACCTGGCATCGCGGGCGCAGCAGATTCAGATCGCGCGCGTCGGCCTGGCGGTCCAGGGTTGGGCCGCCTGGCCCTGGTGCAGCCGTCACCTTGGTTTACGGTGATGAGCCCCGACGAGTTCCTCGCCTGGCACCAGAAGCGGCACGCCGCGCGGCGCCGCAGTGAGCGTCGCTTCCGCCTGCTGCTGGCGGCCATCATCGGCGGCCTGCTGGTCGGCTACGGGATGATGATGTGGGCGGTCACCCACCCGTGACCACACGCGAGATCACCCCGAGCCGCCCGCGCGGCGTGCTCACCGTGGCGCTGGTGTCGGAGATGACCGGCTTTAGCCCGCCCGACATCGCCCTGGTCTCGCACACCGTGGCGAAGGGCGCGCCGCTCCAGGAGCTCGCGGTCTTCCTGCACGCCTGCCGCCAGCTGAAGCTCGACCCGCTCCTCAAGCAGGCGTACTGGATCAGACGCAAGAGCCGCGAACAGGTAGACGGCAAGTGGCAGGACGTCATCAAAGGCGCGCTGCAGATCGGCATCGACGGCTTTCGCGCGATCGCGGAGTCGAGCGGGGTGTACGCCGGCGCCGAGCCGATCCAGTACCGAGGCACCACGTCCTGGAGCTACAGGGGCGAGGAGCTCGTCGTGCCGGACTCGGCGCGGGCGATCGTCTGGAAGATCGTCGGCGGGCACAAGTCCGCTTTCACCGGCGAGGCGTTCTGGTCCGAGTTCGTCCCAGCTGAGGCCGCCGCGTCGCAATGGGCGAAGATGCCGCGCCTGATGCTCGGCAAGTGCGCCGAGGCGCAGGCGCTGCGCAAGGCCTTCCCCGCCCAGCTGGGCAGCATGCAGATGGCCGACGAGCCCGAGCTCGAAGGCGACGGCTTCGCCATCGACGAGCTCAGCGCCGACGAGACCGAGGCGCCGGCTGCCGTGGACGACGACCAGCCGCAGCTGCCCGAGGCCGAGCCACCGAAGCGCTCCTACGACGACATCTTCGCGCCGAACTACGCCGACGACGTGGCCGACGTGCCCGACGTGACGCAGCAGGACGTTCTGGAGAGCCTCAGGACGCGCGTGGTGGCGCTCCAGCTGCAGTGCGCCACGCTGGGTATCACGACGCACCGCCTGCGCAAGGACGCGCCTGCAAGTGTCCTGCGCGAGGCGATCAGCGCCCTGGAGGAGGCGATCGCCCAGCACCAGGAGGCGCCCCCCGATGCGCCGTAGCTGGCGGGCGACGACCACGCTCGACGCGACGCGCATCGGTGGCTCGAACTACGCCCAGGCCGAGGTCCGCGAGGTGATGGCCGCGATACGCGGCGCCACCTCGACGGCGGCGCTCACCCAGGCTGAGCTCGCGTTCTCGACCGGCGTGCCTGGGCGGACCGTGCGCTCGATCCTGAGCGACTGCGACGGCAACGGCTTCGTCGTCAGCAAGACCCCGCAGGGCATGTACGTGTGCCGCTATGCCGACGAGGCCGAGGTGTACACGCGCTACCTCGACCGTCACTGGCGGTCCGAGCGCGACCGCGTCGTGCGGCGCAAGGACTTCCAGCGCAGCATGCCGCGCCGCCAGCTGAACCTCTTCGAGGGTGACTACGACTTCGACGACGAGGACGACGTATGACGATCCCTGACGAGCCGAACCTTGTCCGCCTGGAGGCGCACCTCGAATCGGTCCTGGAGTCTGGCGACGGTCGGACGTGGGTAACCCTCACGACCCGCCCCTCGGCAGCGACCGCGCGCCTGGCGAAGCGCGTCGGCGCCGACGTCCACCTCGGCATCCTGGTCCTGGACGAGGCCACGCCGCCGCGCCGTAAGCGCGGGGGCTGAGGTGAGCGCTGCGATGCCGCAGCGCCGCGAGCTCGAGACACCAGGGGCGTTCAACGCGCGCCGCCTGGTCTCCGAGATCGTGTCCTGCGACCGAGAGTTCGCCTACGCCCAACGCCACAAGGACCTCGCCATGATGGCTCGCTGGTGGGCGTACCAGCAGCGCCTGCTGGACTGGCGGTACATGGTCATACGCGGGCTGGAGGTCAAAGGTCTGTGCCCCTGCCCTGAGTGCGAGCGCATCCTGCAGTGCGTCTTCAACCAGTACACCGAGTGCTTCAACTGCCGCCGTCGGGTGTACTTCCATGAGTGAGCCTGACCGACAGCGGCGCGAGCGGATCGAGCTCCGCCTGGCCGAGCTCACGCGGAAACACGGCGAGCTCCCCGACTACTGCCCGCCGCTGAGCAAGCGCAACCCTGACCCATCCTGGGGACCCGTCGGCAGCCTGGCCGCCTCGGTGCTCGAAGCGGCGGTCCTCGAGCACCTCCTGGCGCAGCACCGCGACATGCTCGCGGCGGAGCGCGCGCGGCGGCACCCCGAATCTCCCCCGAATCCTGTCCGAATTCAGTCCGAATCTACCCCGAAACCAGCCACGCCCGAGCCCGCCCCGACCCAGGTACATGTCGTGTGAATCGCTTCGACCGGATCGGTCTGAACTACCGCTTTGCCCCGAACGAGGTGAAGCTGGTCCTGGACTTCACCCGTCCCGACCGCGACGGCACCAGCTGGGAGGTGGCGGTGCGCCGCCAGGACGGGCGGCACGTCTTTACCCGGCGCATCAACCTGCTCTCCTCGCCCAGCGTCGGCAACATCAAGGCGCTGGTCTCCGAGCTCGTGGTCGACCAGGTCGGGGAGCGCACGCTGCTCGAGCGCCTGCTGCGCGAGGCGTGCGAGTCGGTCCTGGCCTCTCACCGCAACGGACAGGCGCCGTTCATCGTCGAGGGGCACGTCGTACGTCCACCGGATCCTGCCTGGTTGTGTCGCGGGCTGCTGCTCAAGGACAAACCCAACTGCTGGCTCGGCGCCGCCTCGACCGGCAAGAGCACGCTGGCGAAGGCGGTCTGCGCGTACGTCGCCGCTGGCTTCCGCTTCCTGGACCGCGAGACCGAGCAGACGACGCCGCTCTATCTGGATTGGGAGGACGACCACGAGTCGTTCGAGCGCACCGTCTACGACATCTGCCGCAACCTGGGGGTGTGGCCGCTGCCGCGCATGCTCTGGCTGGGGATGCACGGGCACCGCCTGCGCGATCGCGTCGAGATGCTCGGCGCACTGATCGCCCAGGAGCGCGTCGGGCTGATGGTGGTGGACGCGGTCGCCGCCTCGGGTGGCTCGCCTGGCGAGCACATGACGTACGAGTCGATCGCCCTGGAGATGGCGGACTGCCTGGACGTCCTGCCCAGGGTGACCGTGCTCGCCCTCGACCACGTCACTGGAGCGGAGCACAAGGCGATCGCCCTGGGGCGCGCGCCGGTGCCGATCAAGGCACGCGGCTCGGAAAGGAAGCTTGAGTATTTCCGCAACCAGTGGTCGCTGGTGACTGACGTCGAGGCCGAGCAGGACGGTCAACATGTAGTCGAGTGGACGCACACCAAATACAACCTGGGCAAGAAGGAGCGCGAGGGCTTCGCCACCGAGATCCTGCACCGCGAGCAGGAGCTCGCCATCAACGTGCGCGCCAAGCGGATGCACGACGAGGAGCCCCAGGGACCGTCCGAGGACACCAAGGCGTACGCCTTACTGGAAGGCCTCGGCGGCGGCCGCTCGCCCCGCGAGCTCGCCCTCCAGGTGGACGGGCACGAGCCGTCCGACAGTCGCATCCGGAGTGTCCGCACGACGCTCGAGCGGTATGTCCGCAAGGGTCTGGTGGAGCGCGACGACGGGCCGCCGGTGCGCTATCGGAGGAGACAACCAGGGACGCCTGAGGGGGTGCTGATCCCCTTCCCGAGGACCCCCGCATGAGGAGGAGACAGGAGACAGGAGACCTTAAGAAAAAAAGAGTGTCTCCTGTCGTCTACCTGCGTAAGACGACGCCAGGAGACAGGGGAGACACGTACCTCCTGTCTCCTGGGTGTCTCCTTGTCTCCTCGCGGACAGCAAGAGACCCAGGCGGGGTGTCGGTCCCGACCTGGGTCTCCTGGGCTGCTTCGGCCCTCGTCCAGCTTACCTGGGGTCGTGCAACCCCTGGGCGATCGCCTTGAGGCGCCGCTTGTGGGCGAGCTCCTCCCTGGCGGCGCGCAGCTTGCGGACCTGGGTGGCGCGCGCCTGGCTGATCGCCTCGCACGCGAGCTCGGCCAGCTTGGGCACGCGGTACGTGCCGCGCTCCCAGTTCTTGATGGTGGACTCGGTGACGTCGAAGAGCATCGCCACCTCGACCTGCGACAGGAACTGCCCCTGGCGCCAGCGCTTGAAGGCCCGCCTATCCACGCCGCCGCCACCTCCGCGAGAGCGCCTGCCAGGCGAACCCGGCGGCGATGATGGCCGCCGGGATACCCAGGGTGATCGCCCAGGCGCCGAGCTCGCTCACGCCTGGGCCTCCAGCGCCTGATTGACGGCTCGCCAGGCGCGCTCGTAGCCGGCCACGTTGCCGCGCTCGTAGGCGCTGATCCAGAGCGCCTTGAGGGTGTGCTGCGTCTTCAGGGTAAGGTCCTCCACGCGGAGGCCCTGGGCGGCCACCGCGTGGATGATGTCGTGGATGCACAGCGCCTCGAGCTCGGGCGCCAGCGGCAGCGCCAGCTGGTAGCTCACGCCTGGGCCTCGCGGCAGAAGTAGCGCGTCCAGGGGTTGTCCGCCTCGGGGTCGTAGTGCGCGTCCCTGGTGCGGCCGCCGACCCACTTGCCCTTGTGCGGCTCGACCTCGACGTCGTGCTCGGACGGCAGCTGGCCGCAGCGGCGGCAGTGCGCCTCGAGCGGCTGGGGCTGCTCGCGCAGCTTGACGCGCGCCGACAGCGGGCCCTCGATCGCCTTATGCGAGCTCGCGTTGGCGGCGCGGGCGACCAGCTGGCCGACGACCTTGCGCGTGATGCCCTCGGTGACCAGGCGGCCGCCCTCGGCGCGCGCCAGGCCGCGCACGGCGGTACCGCTGCGGTTGACCGTCGAGCGGCGCACCAGGTCGGCCAGCTGCGGCACGTCGCGGTAGAGCTCGAAGTCCACGTTGATCAGCTGCGCCTCGCGGCGCGGGGTGTCCCACTGCTTCCGCTCCTGGCCGTAGCTGCTGTAGCTGACCAGGCCCTCGGGGATGTTCGACCAGGGGCGGGCGACGTTGACCTGGAGCGTGCCGCGCTCGACGAGCTCGTACTGGTCGCGGGTGGTGGCGGTGACGCGGGCGCTGGTGACGCGGACCATGGTTAGTTGCCCTCCTGGGCGATGCGGTTGCGGCGGGCGATGGCTCGCTCCGCCTGGGCGGCTCGGGTGTTGGCGAGGTGGGCGACGGTCTGGCAGCCGGCGCAGCCAGGGCGCCTGGTGCTGAAGTGGCGGCCGCAGCCGTGCGCCGCGTCGCGCTCGGCCAGGGCGGCCTGCTCCTGGCGGTCGCGGCGAGCGGTGGCGCAGCTGACGCAGCTGTCCACGTACGCCTGGTGGCGGGGGCACTGTGGCCGCTCGTGGCAGACGCAGACGCAGTTGGCGCGGTCGTGGCGGACGAGCGCCAGGCACTCGTTACAGGTGGGGGTGTTCACGGTCGATTACTCCGATCGTGGATGCGGGGGTGGATTGCCTGGGCTTGGAACCAGGCTGCCGCATTACGCCCCTGGGCGGGGCGTCCTCTGCGCTCAGGCGGCGAAGGTGCGTAGCGACCGCCCGTGCTGGAAGGTGGCGCCGTAGCGGTCCTCGAGCTCGATCAGCTTGCCCAGGAGCTCGGGGTTGTGCCGCGCGCCGTTCTGCAGGTCGTTCACGCTGCCCAGGACGCAGAACTGGCACGACAGGCGCTCGTTGCCGAAGACGTACGCCTGGTGGAGGGTCCAGCCGTCGAGCGCGGCGGCCAGATCGCCCGCCTGGTACGCCTCACGGCGGCGCAGGAGCTCGCCCCAGGTGTGGCCGCATTCGCGCAGCACATCCAGGAGCGTCCAGTCCAGGATCGGGTGCCAGGTGAAGGCGCGCCGCGTCCTGGTGGTGATCCGCGAGCGGACGGACCAGGCCGGCTGCTTGGCGCGGGCCGTGGACTCCTGAGCTCGCAGGCCGACGGCGCACACGACATGCTCAAAGGTCCGCAGGAAGGTGTCGATGGGGTCCCGCTTGAGGTCCGAGGTGCAGTAGCGCTGGGCGCTCGAGCTCCAGAACGGCTTGCCCGTCCCCTGGAGCGCCTCGCCACGAGCCTGCCAGTGCTCGAGCATCCCCCGACCGTCGGCGCGGCGGACGACCTTGAGCCGTGCGCCGGCCAGCTGGGCGATGCGCTCGACCTGGTCCAGGGTGCCGGCCCACTCGACCGAGCCGAGGTCGGCGTGGACGGCGACGAGCTCCCCCGTCCAGCCCCTGGAGCGGTGGAGCTCGCCCAGGGCGATCGCCATCGCCTGGGAGTCCTTGCCGCCGCTGATCGAGATGACCAGGGCGGCGCCGCTGTCGAGCTCGCGCTCGATCGCGGCCGGCAGAGACACCAGGCGGCTCATCGGGCGATGACCCAGCCACGACCCTCGCAGGCCGGGCAGACGGGGGCGTCGTGGGTGAAGCCCTCGCCGCCGCAGTTGCGGCACTCGCGGCGGTGGTCCGCCCGAGCGGCGAGCGACCGCCCGACGCAGCCGACGTGCGCCGCTCGGCCGCCGCGCAGGTAGCTGAGGTCGGCGTACGCGACCGGCTGGCCGCAGATGACGCAGTTGGGCTGCACCAGGGGGCTCATCGGGCCGCCCCGTACGTGGCGCAGCCGGTGCAGTCCGGGTAGGTGCAGACGACCCCGTGGCGGTCGTTGGCGTGGTGGTAGACGGCCACGCGGGGGAAGGCCCGACCAGGCCGCCCCAGGCGCTCCTGGACCAGGTCGTAGGCCCGCGCCAGGCCGGCGTTCATCAGGGTCGGCGTGTAGCCCTTGGCCT